ATAATATGCCATTACCAAAGAAAGTTATACCAACACTACCACTAGTTCCTAAAAAGACATTGTCTGCTCGTAGAGAACAATTGTTAGAATATATTAATAAAGACGGAACTTATTTACCTAAATCAGTTTTACATGCTGATTTAGATAGAGGAATGTTAGATTTTGTTAAAGAAGATTTACAAGTTGTTACTGCTGGTAAAATTGTTCCAATGGTTGATATTATTATTACAACTCAGAATTGGAGTCAATATGTTGAGACAGCGTTATTTGTTGATTTAGATTATAACCCTTCACCACCTTTCATCACAGTGGTTAGAAGCCCTGAAGTAAAATTTGGAACTAACCCCGCTCTTTTATACACAATTCCAAATAGAAAACAATTTTATTATGCTTCAGTACCAACTTGGAATGGTAATGAACAAGGTATGGACATTTATACAATACCTCAACCTATTCCTGTTGATATCAATTATAGTGTGAAAATTATTTGTAACAGAATGAGAGAGTTAAACGAACTCAACAAAGTTGTGATGCAAAAGTTTTCATCAAGACAAGCCTATACATTTATAAAAGGTCAATATGTTCCAATTATATTAAATAATATTTCTGATGAATCTCAAATGAGTATTGAATCAAGAAAATATTATGTTCAAAATTATGATTTTACTATGTTGGGATATCTAATTGATGAAGAAGAATTTGAAGTTAAACCTGCAATCGCAAGAGTTGCATTATTAACAGAACTTGATACCTCATCATTTGGTAGAAGAAGAAAAAAAACCCCTGAAAACCCTGATGAATTTTTATCTAATTTTTATTATGTGGTTGGTAACAATAATTTAAGTGATGTAGTCGCGTATACTGCCAATTTAACTTGGGTGGATTCGACTAATGTAGTTTCTTATGATGTTTATATTAATGGAGACTATTATGGGACTGATATACAAAAAATTCAAATAACAACTAATGATGTATTATTAATCACAGTAGTAAAAACAAATAACACATTAGTGTCAAACATTAAGTTTGAGAATATCTTAGTTTAATCTTCCCCGTAGATATCTTTTTTCTCTTTACAGGTCTCAACAATTAAATTTTCTAAAAATTTATAAATCTTTAATCCTCGTTTATCACAATACTTTTTCAGTATTTCATGGACTTTAGGGTCTATTTTAATGTTCTTGATTTCTTTCATAGTTTTTGTGGTGAGAAAAAAGGTAGAATTTATTCCTACTGTTTACTAATACATATTCAAAAGTCAAGTTTTTTGTGTTAGTATCTAATATTTATCAATAAAATAAATCTGCAATAGAATTAATTAAATAATGGCAACAGCACAAGTAAATCAAAAAGTTTTTGTATCACCTGGAGTTTACACATCAGAAACGGACTTATCGTTCGTAGCACAAAGTGTAGGTGTTACTACCTTAGGTTTGGTAGGAGAAACAATAAAAGGACCTGCATTCGAACCTGTTTTTATAACTAACTACGACGAGTTCCAAGCATATTTTGGAGGAACCGAACCTGTAAAATTTATAAACACACAAATTCCAAAATATGAGGCGGCATACATAGCCAAATCGTATTTACAACAATCTAATCAATTGTTCGTTACAAGAATATTAGGATTATCAGGATATGACGCTGGTCCATCTTGGAGTATTAGAGTTACTGCCAATGTTGACCCGTTAACTATTGGTATAATTCCACCAACAGGAGGGACTGCATTTTCTGCAACATTCACTGGATATTCTTCAGGAAGTACAATTCAATTTATATCAGGGGCGTTACCAACTCAAGTAAGTAATAACTATAATGTTCTTTATCGTCTATCGGACGGTAGTACTTCAACATATAGTGAAGATTTTAATAGTAATTTAAGTTTTATTATTGATAATAATTCGTATTCAGCAACTACAGTTGCTTTTTATGGGGCTATTCCATCAGTTGAATATTGGAATGTTATTAGTCAATATCCAAATCAATTAAATGTTTTTGGTTCAAATACAAATAATTTAGATACTAACGATTTAAGTTCAGATTCAAATGACCCATGGTACTACGCCGCGTTTACAAATAATGCGAATTTAAATAACAATTACGCTGGTTACTCATTTTACTATAATGTTTCATCATTAAGTACTAATGATGGTGGTATTACTTACACGGGAACAATTGTTGGGGATTCATATAATTTCTCAGGAACTGCTTATAGTGAATATAATAACATGGTTATTGGAACTTTACGTTCAAGAGGTATTTCATTATACTCTAATAATGCGGACCTTGACGAACATGGTCCTGTGTACCAAGTAACAGGGCTTACTGATGTTACTTTAGTTGGTACCGGTCAATATTCAGGTATTACTAACTCACCATATGAATCGTTTTTAGTTTCAGGTATAACTAAAAGTAATGATACTTTCTCTTTTGAAACTTCATTATCTGCTGCTTCTTCAAGATACATCACTAAAGTTTTAGGTACTGATAATTTTGGTAAATCAAGATTTGAAGTTCCAATATTTGTTGAAGAGTTATACCCAAGTTCTTTAAGTTATGCTTACAATCAAGGATATATTAAAGGTATTAATCCTCAATTAATTGCTCTTGAAGATGCAAGAAGTGAAAATACACAATCGATTGCTTATAAAGTTGAAAAATACCAATCACCTGAAACACCATTTTTAGTTTCTGAGTTAAGAGGTAATCAAGTTTATAAATTATTTAAATTTATATCAATCTCTGATGGAGATGCTGCGAATGTTGAAGTTAAGATTTCTATCGCAAACTTATCATTTAATAACATGACATTTGATGTGCTTGTTAGAAACTTCTTTGATACTGACGCAAATCCTGTTGTTATTGAAAAATTTACTAATTGTAATATGGACGCAAATTCTAACAATTTTGTGGCGAAAAAAATCGGTAGTGCAAATGGGGAATATGCATTAATTTCAAAATACATTATGATTGAATTGGCAGAGGAATATCCAATAGATGCAATTCCTTGTGGATTCTATGGTTATACTCAAAGAGAATATGAATCAACTGAAAATATTTCACCTGTACCTAAATTCAAAACTAAATATTATTTCCCAGGTGAGGTTATTTTTAACCCTCCATTTGGAACAACCGCTAACGCAACTGAATCCGCGGGAGATATTGTTAGAAGAAGTTATTTAGGATTCTCAAGTCAATTTGGTATTGATGAAGCGTTCTTATCTTATAAAGGTAAACAAAATCCACCAAACTGGGTTAGTTCAGCATTACCTATCGCAGGTCAAGCATGGAATTACTTAAGTAGAGGATTCCATATGGACTCAGGTGCTACTGTTGTAACAATTGCTAACTCATATCAAACAAGTGGAGCAACTGCTTTTGAATGTGGTGTTGCTGACTTTAGATTTGACCCTGAAACTCAAGAAAACCCATACTACTTCATTTACTCAAGAAAATATACATTATGTTTTGCAGGAGGGTTTGACGGTTGGGATGTTTATAGAGAATTTAGAACTAACCAAGATAGATTCCAATTAGGAGCGTCAGGTTACTTGGCAGGGGCATCGTCTTCCACAAGATACCCAACAGCGACAGGTCAAGGTTTGTTTAAAAGAATTGTTGTAAGTAATAACACACAAGATTTCGCAAACACTGACTATTACGCATACTTACTTGGTATTTTAACATTCTCAAATCCTGAGGCAACAAATATTAACATATTTGCAACTTCAAGTATTGATTATGTTAACAACTCAAACCTTGTTGAAGAAACTATTGATATGGTACAATATGCAAGAGCTGACTCTGTTTATATTGCAACAACTCCTGATTACTTAATGTATACACCAGATGGTACTAACTCTTTAGATATCATTTACGCACAAGAGGCGGTTGATAACTTAGATAACACAGGAATTGATTCAAACTATACGGCGACTTATTACCCTTGGATTTTGGTTAGAGATACTGTTAACAATACACAAATCTATTTACCACCAACAGGTGAAGTTGTAAGAAACTTGGCGTTAACGGATAACATTGCATTCCCTTGGTTCGCATCTGCGGGTTACACAAGAGGTCTTGTGAATTCAATCAAGGCGAGAGTTAAGTTGACTCAAGAAGATAGAGATACTCTTTATCAAGGTAGAATCAATCCAATCGCAACATTTGCGGACGTTGGTACAGTAATTTGGGGTAACAAAACATTACAAATAGCTGATTCAGCATTGAACAGATTAAATGTAAGAAGATTATTACTTCAAGCTCGTAAATTGATTTCGGCGGTGGCAGTAAGATTATTGTTTGAACAAAACGACCAAATCGTTAGACAACAATTCTTAGATAGTGTTAACCCAATCTTAGACTCAATTAGAAGAGACAGAGGTTTATACGATTTCCGTGTAACAGTTTCTTCAACACCTGAAGACTTAGATAGAAATACATTAGTAGGAAAAATCTATTTAAAACCTACGAAGGCGTTAGAGTTCATTGATATTGAATTCTTCATTACTCCAACAGGAGCTTCGTTCGAGAATATTTAATAAAAAAAATGGGGGGAACAATTCCCCCTTAGCCAAATGAAAAAGAATTTAACAGAAGGATTTAAAGAAGAAGGTTCCCCAGATATGAAATATTATGCGTTTGATTGGGACGATAATATTGTTCATATGCCAACCAAAATTATGGTTAAAACAGAAGGGGGTGACGAAGTGGGTATGTCAACTGATGATTTTGCGGAATACAGACATAATTTAGGTAAATCACCTTTTCAATATAAAGGTGAAACAATAGTAGGGTACGGAAACGAACCATTCAAAAATTTTCAAACCCCGGGAGATAAAGATTTTTTAATTGATGCTATGAGGGCTAAAGAAGGTCCAGCATTTGATGATTTTAGAGAAGCAATTAATAACGGGTCGATTTTTTCCATAATCACTGCGAGAGGTCATAATCCAAATACATTAAAACAGGCAGTTTATAACTACATAATAAATGATTATAATGGGATTAGTAAAGAAGAACTTCTTAAGAATCTTAAAAAATATAGGTCGTTTGTCGGTGAAGACGAGATGAACGATGATGAGTTAATTAAAACCTATTTAGATTTGTGTAAATTCCATCCTGTGTCGTATAATGACGAGGAGGGGGCGGCAAATCCTGAAGAAGCTAAAGTTCGTGCAATGGACAAATTTGTGGAATATATTAGAGAATTATCTTCTAATTTAAATAAAAGAGCATTCATTAAAAATGATGTTAATAATAATTTTGTTCCATCGAACCCAACTATTGGATTTTCAGATGATGATATTAGAAATGTGGAAGTAATGAAAAAACATTTTAAAGACAAGCCTGATAATATAGTTAAAACTTATTCAACAGCAGGAGGAATAAAAAAAGAATATTAACTAGTAATAAAAAAACTAGTATTAAATAATTAAATAAAAAAACTAGTTAAATAAACTAGAATTAAATAAACTAGTCTGGAATATAATGATAATAATTTAATTTCAGAAAGTCAATAAAAATATTTTCCATTTGGATATATTTATGATAATAAACAAAGAAAACTAATTTTAATAATATGGCTGATTTATTGATGAAAATGCCGATTCCTTATGAACCGAAAAGACAAAACCGATTCATTTTAAGGTTTCCATCAAGTTTAGGAATTAATGAATGGTTTGTAGAGTCTACATCAAGACCGCACATTACAATTGCTGCGACGGAGATACCGTTCTTAAACACTTCAACTTATGTTGCCGGTAGATTTAACTGGCAAACAATTAACGTGACATTTAGAGACCCTATTGGACCATCTGCAGCACAAGCTCTTATGGAGTGGGTTCGTTTACATGCCGAGTCTGTGACAGGTCGTATGGGTTATGCTGCGGGTTATAAAAAAGATATCGACCTTGAGATGTTAGACCCAACAGGAGTTGTTGTTGAAAAATGGATTCTTTATGGAACATTCTTAACCGATGTTAACTTTAATGCGTTGGCTTACAATACAGATGCTTTAGCAACAATCACAGCGACACTTCGTATGGATAGATGTGTACTTGTTTACTAATTTAGTAATACAATAGTCTTTCTATTTATAAAAAATTAATACTAATTATATTTAACCGTAAAGAACATAAACTTTACGGTTAATTTTTTATATGGATAATCAATCAAAAGAATACGGACAAGCGAATTTTTCGCTACCCCACGACGTGGTACCATTGCCATCTCAGGGTGTCTTTTACAAAAACAAAAAAAAATCTATCAAAGTCGGTTATTTAACCGCAAATGATGAGAATTTATTAATGGCGGGCGGAGACGGAATGACCCAAAATCTTTTAAGGACTAAAATTTACGAGCCAGACATACGAGTTGAAGATATGTTGGAAGGTGATGTTGAAGCAATACTTATCTTTTTAAGAAATACTGCTTTTGGGCCTGAAATGGAATTGACACTTACAGACCCGTCTACAAGAAAATCTTTTAAAACTACAGTTGCTTTAGACCAACTAACAATTAATCAAGGTCAACAACCTAATGAGGATGGTACTTTTATTACCACTTTACCAAAATCACAAAATACTATTAAGTTAAAACCAATGACTTATGGTGAGATTTTGGAAAACCAAAGAATTGCTGACACATATCCTGCAGGTAGAGTTGTACCAACAGTTACATTAAGACTTCAAAAAGAAATTATTGAAGTAAACGGTATTACCGATAAAGGAGAAATCGCAAAATTTATTGAGTCAATGCCAATTGCGGATTCAAAATTCATTCGAAAATTTATGAATGATAATGAACCAAGATTAGATATGACACGCACAGTTACAACCCCATCAGGAGAAAAACTTACAGTTAATGTAGGATTTGGGGTTGACTTTTTTCGTCCTTTCTTCTGATTATAGGAAAAGTCAGCTTGATGAGTATTACTATTTAAGTACATTATTACGAGTAGGATATCAAGATTTTTTAATAATGCCTCTTTTTATGAGGAAATATTTACTGGATAAATGGATTGAAGATAATAAAAAGGACTGAAAACTCAGTCCTTTTGTATTTATAATATATCTAATACAATTATAACATGGCAGATAATACGGAAGAAGGTTTTTTAAATGAAATGAAAGCGGCAATGACTTTTAATGCTGCGGAATTTGCGGACGCTTTTGAAAGAATTAGTTCAACAGGTGGAGAAATTAATAAACTTTTTGGGCAATCAAGAGAGAGAATTAACGAAATCAAAACTTCTTTAGCGGACACCTTACCCGGAATTGCTAGATTAGGAGGGGATTTAGGAGATGTTGCTCAGACTATTGGTGATATTGCATTGGCGTCAAACCGAAATGTAATCGCAAATAAAAAGGATGTTGAGGCGATGTACGCGGCCACTAAAATTTTAGGTCAGGGTGCTGAAGAGTTAACAGACCATTTTATGGATATTGGGGTCGGTATTTCTCAAATACCAAAAGAGTTAGAAAAATCAATCAATTATATTCAAAGTATCGGGGGTAACACCAAAGAGGTAATGACAAGTGTTACTAGAAACATGGACCAAATGAACCGATATCAATTTGAAGGAGGTGTTCAAGGTTTAACTAAAATGGCAGCCCAAGCTTCAATGTTAAGGTTTGATATGGGACAAACATTTGCCTTGGCGGAAAAAGTATTAAATCCCGAAGGTGCGATTGAGGTGGCATCGGCATTCCAAAGACTTGGTGTATCGGCTGGTGCGTTGGCAGACCCATTCCAATTAATGAATCAGTCAATTAATGACCCAGCAGGACTTC